TCCAGCGGTTCTCGTGCACGACCACTGGCCATGTCGTCATACACAGCTTTGAGATATCCTTCCGGACTCTCCCAAGCAGTTTCATGGAACTGGTTCACTCGTTCCATATCCAGGTGAGGTAAAACAATATTCTTAAATTCTGCAAAGGGGACATTCCGAACCTTGGATAGATCCCAGTTCTGGGTGAGCGCAAAGCCTTTCAGCCACTTAACGTCAGCACCAGCAGCGTCCATCTCGTTGACCTGCTTCTTATAGGTATTGAAGATAACCTCTCCCATTCTCTTAATGGGGGCAGGGACATCAGCAGTGCGGTCAGACTCCAAGTAACGAACAATATCGGCAACGATAGTGTCATCCATATATGCACCAAACGCCGCTTCTGCGTCTAAGACATTCATTAAACCCGCGATATCCTCTGTCACTCGGCCATGAATTTGATGTTCAACTGAAGATCGCACCGTGTTGATATCGGGTTCGATGTCACGACGGAACAAGCCATCCACCTTGGTTGAGAAGAATTTCAGAGGATGACGACTCTGTTTTGATGCAGTTATCAACTCTGTTTTAATGACATGATCGTTGAGTAGGTTGAAGTTCGTTCGGACTTCTTGCTCCTTGATAGCCGATAGGTAGTCAGCCTTGTCGCCTCCTGCTCTCATGATAGGGCGGAGTTTATCCCTGAGCCTATCGGGTATACGGAGATCATTCAGCCTGGCTTCGGACTGGATAGTTCCTTTTCGGAACTTCTCACTCAACCCACCGAAGAACTTCTCATTGTTCACCATTGCATTAGCAACAAGGACCTCCTGTTCAGTTGGTGCCTTCAGGACAGCTCCTTCACCCTCACCCGTAGGCTTGGGGTTCCGTAGGTCATCCAGGTATGGCTTAAACTCAGGGGACATGAAGTCGGTTTCCAGCTCTGTGAGCCGTGCTCCCTTGTCAGAAACATTACCTACTTTTTCTGACAGGATCTTTTCACCCTCAAGAGCATCGCTAAGGATCTGCTTGTTCCTGCGAACGTCCAGCTTGTCCATAAGCTTGCGGATATTCTCCTGAAATTTGGCAAAGCCTCCCTTGAAATTTTCGGGTGATGGCAATTCCATAACTTCGAAGAACCCCTCCGGAGTGGAAAATTGCTCGTCAAGGTTCCGAATCGCTTGCCCATACTCACTTGGAGTCAGTCCAAAGAAATCTGCGCCTTCTAAATTTGTCACATCTCCACGCATCGATTTGTGAACTTCTATGAGGGCTTCGATCCTGTTTACACGGTCCTGATTCTTACCTCCAAGCATCTGCTCAATGCGCTGTCGAGTTCTCACACGAGAGGGAACATTGGGATCAGCAGGGATAGCCCTGTCAATCAGGTCGCTGCTCAGGGTGATAGCCTCAAGCATAGCGTCAGGTGGATGCACAGTAAAGGCAGCTTCAGCCGGAATCCCAGCAGCTACACGCATTTGCTCGCTGAGCGATACCCAAGCTGCGTATAACTCACCCTCATCCAGATCCTTAACAGGTCGAAAAATATCCTTTCCATCGACATGAAACGTAATCATGTCGCCCATAGCAGATTTTAACTGCATACGCAGGATGGCTTTTTCCTTTCCTAGTTCTTTCCTAGTCAAGTTCCTAGCTTCTGCATTCTTAGCGTGTAGTTCTCTGGCCCATTTGGCCTTCTGCTCAAGCGGGATGACCTTCTCCATGATCTCCTCAAAGGACATCTCAGACAAATCGTCACCAATCTTTTCCTGATCTGCTTTACTTTCAAACTCTACACGGAGATCGGGAACTCCCTGATCATTTACAGTCTCATAGACATGGGAGAGCTTAGCGGTGTTGACATCATAGAACTCGATCTTGTCCACTTGGAGATTCCTCGTCTTCGAGTTGAATTCGAGCTTCTTGCCATTCTTGTAAAGGACTGGGATACCTTGTGCCCTTCGGATGAATTGTCCTGGATTCGTAATTGTTTGTTTCTTTTCAACGACATTTTTGATCCTTAATGCTTCATGGCTAATCCAGGAATCCAGAGGGACTCCAAACCAGAGATTATTGCCATCATCAAGGCGACCTAATCTGTCAGCGGCTTTGGTCTTAGCAAGGTCGAAATTCTTATTTAATTCAGAGGCCACTTTGGTGGTGATGACTTGGTCCCTGCGGATAGGTGTAAACACATGCTCAGCGAACCCAGTTGGGTCAGTAAACCAACGGGAGTCAGTCTCCTTCAGTGAAGGGTTAGCTTTGGCAAGGATCTCGGCCAGGTCTTTACTGAGTTTTTTGAGATGAATGTCGTTAGGTTTTCGTCCCAAAAAGCTCTTAATTTTATTGAACAGATAGTTGATGAAACTGACTAGTTTTTGCTTGGTCCCTGGCTGGGTCCCTAGAGCATCCCAGAAGTCCTGATTCTTGAACACCCGACCCATCGTTTGAGCCAAGCCTTCATCCAGCTTTCTGTTATTAGTCAGGCCATCCCATTTGTCGCCGTAGCGACCACGGATATCCTTAGTTGCTTCTTCAAAGATTTTCTTATTCTTGGGGTTCTCAGAGATAACCTCCATGACACGCTGGAACAGTTCCGGCTCTCTCAGTCTGAGGGAGTGGGAGAACTCATGCCCAACAGCTTCAATCAAGTCGGCTCCTTTGGCTTTCTCATTGATGTATAGTGTCCCGCTTTTTCTACCAAAAACTAGACCTTGTGGCCCCATGTCAACAGAGCGAACCTCTACACCGAACAGGTCTGACATGATATCAGACATGAAGACACCTTCCTCGGAAGTCGGGGTATGTGAACGTGCGTGCACATCAGCCAGAGAACCTGCGTTGATGGCTTCATCCACCTTGCGGAGAACCCGAGTGACCTGTGGCATTTGTTGCGCACCCCACTCTTCGTCACGGAATAGACCACGCAGCTCTTCCAGGTCTTCGGGCGTCAAGTCTTCCCCCTTCTTGGTGAGTTCGTTCATGCGATGGAGCTTCGATAGCTTCTGGGCTACCTCCGGACGGGACAGGGCAGTCAGAGCAGTTTTAGCTCCATCTTCTCCTGTGAAAGTTTCTTGCATATCCACACCCGCTACCATCTTACGGCCCATGTAGCTCATGCCACCAAGGAAGCCTCCAAAGATAGGAGAAGCAAGGAAGTCTACTGCTGCATCTACTGTCGAATAGTTAGCCTGAATATTGCCGTTTAGCTTAAGCATGGCGGGGGATTGCCACGCTCCGTCTATTGCACCAGCCTTTGCACCTTGCATCACGTAATTGCCAAAAGTGCGTAGTCGAGCAAATGATCGTGCACTACCAACTCCGGCCTTAGCAACTCGGGATACACCTGAGACTACACCCACACCAGGTGTGAGAACCATCGTGGCGATGTCTATAGGATGGATTACGGAACCAGCGATTCCTCCCGCAAAGGAGGATACCCAGTGATTACGAGCAGAACCAGCCAGCTTGGTCTCAGTCCACTTCTCCTGATTCTTCCACTCAGCTAGGAGCATAGCCCGAGCTTCGGACATGCCTTCTTCCCAGTGGAGTTCACCTCCCATTGAGTACTTCTCATTGAATTGGTCCTCAGTGATAGGAGGAAGTCCATTCCTCTCAGACATGCGGTCAGCCATCCAAACTTGGCCGTTGCGCTGCAAAGCAGAGCCAAACGACTGATTGAACGCCAGCTTGCCGGAGTTAATGAAAGTGTTAGCCGCGCCGAGATCGGGAGGCTCTGCAAGGAAGTGTGGGTTCTTCTCTTGTGCGATTTGTCGCAGTAATGATTTGGATGGCTCAGGCATTAGTTTCCTCTAACAGCAGAAAGATTCTTCTCAGTTTGTTCTTGGTCATTCACAACAGAACCAAGCAGTCCACGACTCATGCGTGTTGCTTGCCAGGTTCCCATTGTATCATACATCATCTGAGCGGGGAGATTATATCCCTCGATCATCTGTCTTCCACCTACATCAGAGGTAGAACGAATATACAAGACCAAATTCTGACCGTCAGCACTAAAGTCTAAGTGTCCCCCGTGCTGTTTAAAGTAACGCTGGTTCAAATCTGCACGATTGGACTCATTTACATCCTCGAATAGAGGATCATTGCTGAGTGAAGGATCAATAGCTAGGAAATCTAATTTGCCCCAATCTACAGTGGGGAGCATCTTGGTGAAGTCAGGAGCTGCGGAAGTCTTCTGATCCACAGACAATACACCGAAGTCATCCAGAGCGAAGGAAGCATCCCCCTCAGTCTGTCTGGCGAAGGTAGAGTCTACACCACCAGCTCCTGGGAACAGGAGACCAACCAGCTCTGTGTCCTGAATATTAACAAAAGCCTCTCCAAGTAAATTGGGGAGGATTCGCACAGGGAAGCCAGCAGCATTCCGGAAGGGGTTATCTGACTTACCGAACTCAGAGAGCACGTTCCTGTCCTGACTCTCGGGATCAATCACGAAGTCAGAGAACATCTTGAAGTGTTCATCAGCCAGCTCAATGTCGTCTCCGTAGATGTCGTTGATAGGCTCAGTAGGCAAGTTGACAACTGATCCATCACCAACGTCGATAGGACGAACAAGGTTACCCATAAGTTCATCGACTTTCGTAATGGCTTCAGAAATTTGGTCATTGGTGGGTTCGCGGCCACGAGCAATCTGGACAGCCTCCCAAGCAATATAGTTGGTGAGTCCTTCATCGAATCCGGCTGCCACCTCTTGGTGGTAGGTATTCTGGATGGTGAGGCCCGCTTTTGTGTCGCGAATACCTCTCCCCACGCTGCCACTGTGGGCCAGAGTATTAACTCGACCAGGGAGGGATGGGAACTTTTGGTTCTGACCACCCACCTGAGCGTTGAAGTATCCCTGCATAAATTCCTGTGGTTGGGGAATCCCGTGCTGTTTAGTGAAGTTCACCAGCACAGCAGAACCCAATTGCTTACGATCGATCCCAGACTTGGGGTTGGCAGCAATGTTGTTCAATGCCGTTACGGTATATTCCCCAGCTTGTTCAGCAAAGTCATTAGCCGCTTGCACCCGCTCTTGTGCGGTGGAAGCGGGGTTACTCAATGCAGACATATATGCATCGACCTGATAGGAAGCAACAGGGATGATCTTATTCTCAGGGACTCCAGCGTTCTTGTGGAGCTGCCAAGCCTGATCTCTCATCTTCTTATAAAGATGTGTTGGGTGCTCGTCGCCAGCGGCAATAGCTGCGTTGATCTCACCCTGGATAGCTACGATCTGTGGGTGGCGATCTACCATCTTAGCGGCTTGGGTGAATCCACCAGGCCCATTATATGTAATAGCCTGACGCATTTCCATACGCTTTGCGTGGAGACTACGAACAATGCTCAAGCGTTCAGCACCAGACAAAAGACCAGCGTCACCTTCCCAGGCTGTGCCGTTCTCTAAATCATAGGTGTCTTTCAGCAAAGAAGTGTCTCCATCAAATAGAGACTGTTCCAACATCTCACCTGAGTTTCCGAGGATCTCAGCCTTGGCCAGTTTACGACGCATCGTAGTTTGGCCAGACTTGGACAGAGTGCTAAGAAGGGCTTCCTTTTCCGCAATACGGTCAGAGACATCAGTTCCAGCAAGTAAATCAGCCTCATAGTCATTAAAGAATACAGCGGTAGCGCGGTCTGCGGCACCATTGTTATTCTTCTCAAAGTTCTTAACTTGGCGTAGGATGGTCCCACGCTGACTTGCAGAAATAGTCGTTTTGGATAGGATATTTCTTGCAATTTTAGTCGTTGGGGCTGTTTGAGCCAGCGCAACCCCCAGAGAATTAACCTGAGATTGGGCAAATTGTCTCTGTGCTTGTCCGACCGTGGCATCCTTCAGTGCATTAGCAGAGGTTATGATATTTGCAGAGTTCTCGGAATAGTCTCCATCCGCCAAATCTCCTGCCAAAATGGTATCAGAGGCTCCAGAAAGTGAGCCGTATGCACCCTGTAATCGGCTCAATCCTTTTTGGGCTTCTTGTTCTCGCTCCACACCATCAGACCATAGGCGGGAGTTAGACTCCAGTCTATTGAGATATTCCGGTGTTGAGCCATATTTCTCCTCATAATCCCGAACATAGTCGGAATTACGGACAGTATTAAAGGCTTGGGTTTGTGCTTCTTCGGCTGTGATTTCACCAGCCTCAATCTGTGGTTGCATTTCGCGAATAGCGATTGTCATCTCCTCACCTGCCAGAATCTCACTAGACTGGAGGTCTCGTGCACGATTCTGCTCGGTCTCATCATCGCGTAAGCGTTTGACCGTCTTGGCAAATTTGACCACATCGCCTATTCCGTTAGCAAGTGCTTGCATTCCGCTTCCGTCGCCGAAAGTGGATTTGTCTAGTTTATTCTGCTGTGGGCCGAAGCCAATATGATTAAGAGCCATAGGATTTGTTGGATGCTAGTCCTTCTTGTTAGCGGCTTTTATAGTGCCGACTGATGCAGCGGTTGAGAGTCCTTGGCCGATTGCTTGTAAGCCAAGAGACCTTGCTCTGTTTTTACCAGAAGCAATAATAGCTTGTGCATTAGTCTCGCCGATTTCTCGGACTGCAAACGCGTCTCTATCGAAGACTCGCTCACGATTTCGTGATGCGGCTCCCGATCTGCCTTGGTCAAGTTTGATTTCATTTAAAGCGATTTCTTCTTCGATTGCCTGGTCTTGGAGAACGGAGTCCAATGAGGGACTTCCCACAGCGACTCCCTGTCTCGCAGACTGAGCTTTCGTTTGAGCTGATCTTTTGCGAGCCTGACGTTGAATGTCACGCCTGGACGAAGCAGCGTCCATAACCTTTTCTTTACGGTTGGCTGCCTCGATGGATGCATTGGTGTTAAGGTCGGCTTGTTTCTGGACAGCGTTACGACGTTCGATACGGGCATTCGTTTGAGATTGCTGCTTCACCGCTTTGCGCTCCTCCAGAGTTCCAGCGACGCTGGCTGCCCCTTGAGCTACGGTTAATGCGATTATTGCTGTTTCTAGTCCCATTACTCGTTACTTTCCATTTCATACCCCAATGACAGAATAGTTAGGGGGTATGGTTTGTTTGTGGTGATTTCTACACGGGGATCTACATCACTTACCCAGTCATAGTCAAGCTCCTTGAATCCTGTGAAGAATAGCGGAGTCTGCCCATGAACCAGGGTTTCTTGGTTTAAATACTTAATTTCTTCCGCAGTGCCTACTCCGTCACCAGCAAGGCCACCCATTGAATCCAGCATATAAGCAAATACCTTTCGGAATCTCTTATTGCGTCCCCAGTTGGGTCCAGCTACTCCAGCGGAGGCATGGGGCAGTGTTTTAATATGGACCGAGTTGAACTCAATGAAGCCGATAGCCACGTTGTATTCTGCGGTGACAGGGAGGGTTAGTGTTCCGAAAGCATCTACCTGCTGTGTTCCTCGATATACTCCGTCAATAACGATACCTACAGTAAATCCCGCCAACCAGGATAGTCCTGTGAAGCCAGTAAGACCGGAGACGGTATCTCCATTATCCTCAGAGAACCAAGTGGCATTATCCAAGAACATCATGGTGCCGTTATAGCCATCAGGAGAAACGGGTTGCTGGAAAGACTTACTCAGTGCCCACACAGTTCCGAAGCCAGTGACTGAACCACCAGTGCTGGTGGAGAACCAAACAGCGTCTTCAGCATAATTAGCTCCTGTGCGTGGAGCGACACCAACTGCCTTAGCAGTGGTAATGCCATGCTCAGCCCAAGAGTAAAAGTTATTCTCAGAGTCATAGGTGAAGGACAGGACTTTACCAGAACTGGTAACAACCCAGAACAACTGATTTGGAAACTTCTGATAAGCGAAGTCGATGATAGTATCATCCCCAAGGATGTCATCAGACAGCGTGAGCAGGTCGCGGGTGCGAAAGCCATCGACTGAGAAGTCAAAATAGAGTTCGCGGAATCCACGGCCCCCTCTCTCGATGAAGAAGATACTGGAACCAGCTCGCAATGCGCGAGACTCAGAACCGATCTCTGTCTCAGAGGTGATACGGATGTTTGTCTGGGTCAAAGCTTGTCCGAAGGAGTTCGGCTTGACCTGCCATTCTTTCTGCTCCGTGCCGATAACCAGTGTAGGACCAGGTTGCATCCACTTAATGGCCGCCAAATCAGTCGATGAAAGAGGGTATGTAATAGCAGTGGTATCCAATACTTCGCCATTATTTTCAACAATTCTAAAGTCGAAATTATCCTCCAGCTTTGATGCCCAAAAGTAGTGCGGATATGTCGGATTACCACCAAAAATGATTCTTTGCTCATAGAATGTAACAGTGTGAGGATAGTCATCAATGCCCCACGCAGATTTCCGCCAAGTTGAAGTTTGGCCATCGTTTACAAATGCGGTTGGTTCCAGGGAATTAGTGGCCCGAGGGATCGGTCCCAATACCTCCACCTGAATTACCGTGTCGGAAGTGATAGTAGTGACTTCTACCGTTACCCAGTCATTACCAAATTGAAGTTGAAGGAAGCGACCAGACATATCGTTGGCTTTCCAGTAGCTCTGATCTTCTGCTGCGAATGTGCCACCACCAGAAGTGTGAGCAACTACGCACTCATAGGAGATGCCACCAACAGAGTCGTATCTGTAGTCACCAACCACATATGCAGTGGTGGTAGCCCAATTGGTGGATGCTTTGAAAGTGTCCGTGCGGGAGGCAGTGATGGTTGCACTGTGTGCTGCGGTTCCAGCAGTGTCTGTGTCCTTATCCAGAACAGTGATATTCCCTGTGGGTTGTAGAACAAGACGGTCACTGGTTGCTCCAGCGGAGGTTTCCAGGAACGCTTCTACCTCTACTACGTCGAAAGTCTTCAGGCTAGACATATCATCCAGCCGTGTAGTTGAGGAACTGGCATTAACTCGGGAATGGTTTTGCCACGAAAACTGGTCACCAAGTGTGGTATAAGTAAATCCATTGGTCCAATCAATGTAGGGCGCAGGGAGAGTTTTATCTACTGGAGCGGCCACAGTCACAGAGAGAGTTCCCAATGTTGTAATCTTATACACATGAGCCAAGTCGAAGTCATCAAAAGTAACGGCACCGGAAAGGAACTTTGTCGGCACATCTTTGCCACCAAGGTATTCGGAGACCTTACCCCACTTGACTTCACCATCAGCATATGTGGTATCACGAATCTGGTCATACTCAGAAGCGATACGAACGTATGCTCCTTTCATGTCGTAGTTCCAAACAAGAGCATTAGAGCGGAACTCGTCATTGTCTGCGTCAGCATCAGCGGAGCCAATGGCTACCATGCGAGCAGATGGGTCCAGACCAACAACTACAGCCTCGACAGGATCGATATAGATCTTGGAGGCAGTTGGATCTGTAGCAGCGGGAGTAGTATTGGAATCAAGACATCTCCCCAGTAGATACTCATTATCTACCTTATACTCAATATATGTGACGTTGGCGTTAAAGTCATTACTGGCAGCAGTGTGTGCGGTAGCCCAGTTTTCAGTAGCATCTGAACTCAAAGCGATGATCTCCGATTCATTGGTGATCTTCAGTTCTGTATTGGTGTCATCTAACTTAACATAGGGATGACTGGTGAAGGGAACAGTTGAAAGTGTCCAACCGATAGTCTCCAGAACTCGTGGCTCATGGTTCTTATGCGTAAAGTAAATCTGGTCTCGACCAATAGCGTTTACATAGACATCTGGGATCTCTGTATCCGTATATGGAAGGGCAAGGGTAGCTACAATATCTACTTTGTCTGTGGCAGTCAGAGCTTGAGCACCAGTAACAGTAGTAGCGGTGTCGTCACTCCGAAGCACGCGCAGATTCCCAGCTCCCATATCAAGGAAGTAGTAGTCATCAGTATCATCAACACTGATGCCAATCATTCGGCCATTATCGTAAGCTACAAAGCTAACAATAGAATCAGAAATACGAACAGTGCCTGGTCGTCTAGTTCCGCCACCCTGAATAAAAGGGATGAAGTCCTTACACTCATCCAGTCCATTAAGGAATTTAGGGTTGTCAATCCGTCCTCGGATTTTCTTACCGATCTTTCCAGCCGAGATGTTTGTTTGAATGACATTAGGCATTACGGACCAAAGGTGTTGGGTGGATAGTCTGCTGGGTTCAGTCCAGTTCTCGCATCGATATACGAGTAAGGAGTTCCAGTAGCGTAGTAACGAGGTGGTCGCTGACGCTTAGACTGCTTGCGAGCAGTTGAAAGGAACGACTTGTATTCCTGGAGCAACTGAGTCTTCGACTTGTTGCCTTCGCCCTTCTTGGACATGGCAGCAGCAAGCTTATATACCATAGCATCTCCGATATACTCAGGAAAGGTAGTTACCGGAGCAACGTAGACGAGGTAGATTGGATTATACTCAGTATAGATAAAGTCCTTCTCCGGCTTGTAGTCGGTGATGGAATAGAAATTTTCATCCATGATACCCTTGATGATTACCCTGTTGGGTAGATCGTAGCGATATCTATGGGTATTAGTAGTGCCGTCATATACGACATCCGGTTGGGGATTCATTTTAAGAGTTACATCGAACTCCCACCAATCGGGTTCGGCCATAATAGACCGGATAACAGAATCAAAGTGTCTTCGAACGAGAGAACCTGTGGACGATACATCAGCCATTGTGCTGAGTTCTCCTTTACCAATTTCGTCTAACGCCCTGTTGGCGATCTGAACTTCTGTCATCATAATTTGTAGAAAATAGGCAGGAAGGGCCTTAGCCCTTCCCACCCATCGAGCTTAGTTGTCTCAGTTACCCAAAATTACTCACCCAGGAGATAATCTACGTAACCCTTGAATGATCCAGCTTGCAATACGCCAGATCCACCATCGAGTAATGAACCAACGAGATAAGAATCTTCAGTGATTTCCACACCAAAGTCTCCTACTACGTCATCACCCCAAGAGATCTGACCTGCACCTGCACCTAGTCCAGCGATTGCAGTCGCCGTAAACGCATCAGGGTCTCCCCCAGTGCCATCTACAGGACGATGACCCAGGTCGATGTCGATGTCCCCAGCAGATCCAAGATCCGTGTGAATTAGACGACCACCCAGGACGCGAACGCCTTTAGGTAAGCGAGCAAGTTCCCAAACGTCGGTGTCGATCGTTTCGGTTCCTGCAACAGTTACAGAGAAGTAGGCACGATATACGCGGCCTTCTTCGTTTGGTTGAAGCAGAGTGCGAGGCTCCGCCGTGATATTAGTTACTTGATCTGATTTTACAGTTGCCATGATAGTTTTCCTTTCAATTTAGAATTAAACGGTTTCGTCACAGAGCATTTCAGCAGCAACCTCACCCCACATACGAGAACCGTCGATAGACTGTTTCATATACATGTATGGGATGTTTTTCTTGGCACTGTCTCTCCAGAGATCCAGAGTCAGGGACTTTGCAGTCGCCAACTTGAATGCCTTCGGAAGACAGACCAAACAGCGGCGGTATCCATTGCTATCCACAGGAACACGTTCCGAGTGGATGAAACGGAAACCCAAGAACGTAGTTACGTTACCTTCTGCAAGGTTCTTACGAACACTGTAGTCGGAATTGATAACTTCGTCGATTCCGAGCATAGCTTGGAATTGGGAGTAGCTCATGAAGACATTCAGAACGCTGTCCTGATTAATGGCTTCAAGGCGCATCATTGTGAAGCGGATGGCTTTTAGCTTTGCCAGGTTGATGTTGGCGGCGGCAGGAGTTACTCCTACACCAGTATAGTCGTGTGCAACGACAATACCTTCAACATTACCTGCGTCCAGCGTATAGTCACCAGCAGCAGTGATGGGGTTACTAGAACCTTTTGAGATTTCTCCAACATTGATCTTCCCAGAGGAAGGTGCGGAGACCCAGGTTACAGATGTGCCACCAGCTTTACCCGTGTATGCGGTTC